ATGCTCCAAAGTAAAACGATATAACTGCTGACGCCAACCCACCTAAATATCCTAACACTAAATTAATTAAAGCTTCAGAATTTTGTTCGGGTGGTTGTAAAGTTACTAAAAATATATAACCCATAAAACCACCAACAACAGCAATACCCATAACTCTAGCTGTCCAATCTTTACTAAAGTTTTTTCTAGCGTCTTGTTTTTCTGCTGTTTCTAGTTTAAATATATCTACATCTAGCTCTTTCATTTGAACTTCAAACTGTTGTTCAGCTTTTTTAAGCTCTAACATTTGTTCGGGTGTAGCTGATTGAATGGCTTGATTGATGGCTTTTGGCTCAGGAGAACAACCTAGGACTTGTGCAACAACAGAAGCTGCTTGTCCGCCCAATGGTCCACCCAAAGCAGAACCGAGTGTCGGTGCTATGGCTCCTACTACATTTTTTATTAAACCAAATTTCATAATTACCCTGCTAATGGATTTTTTTCTTCATTAATTTTAGATTCTATCTTTTGTACATCTTTTTGTAAGTTCATGTACTGTTCTTTTAAAATAGACCAATTGTTTGTGTTTTGATTAACAACCCCTTCTAAAATATTTATTTGCTCTAACTTTTTTAATTTTTGTTCCATAACAGAAATTTGTGTTACAAGGCTGTTAATGTCTTCTTCGTAAGAAACAGATGCTTGTGCCTCTAAGTTTTCAATTCTATTAACATAGGTTGCTCCTTGATAGCCAAAGCCAGCAAGGGTTGTAACAATTCCTACAAGAGCTATTAATTGCGTTGTTTTATTTTCAAACCAATTCATTTTTTATCCTACAAATTAGGTTGCATTGCTTTTAAGTTTACCAAAGTTTTTATGTTTTGGTTAAACAAACCGTTTAAAGCTGTTCTATTATCTAATAATGTATTGCTAGTATAAATGTTTTTTGACTCATACCAAAGCTCTTGATTGGGTATAGATAAAGCTCTGTAATCATTAAATCCAACAACATACCCCATGTATGCAATAATTTTATCTTCTGATCCATACTCTCCTGTTTGTTCTTGTTTGTTTTTTATTTCGTTTTGAGCCTCTTGCATGTTTTTAGCAAGGATTTGATCTGCTATTTCATCTGAGTCTGATCTGCTGTTATTTGCGGATAAAGATGTATCAATTTGTACATCATTATTGACTGAAGATGTATTGCTAATGTTACTAGCCATAGTTGTTGTGTCTGAAAAAGACTCATTTGATTCTGTAGAAACAGAAACGCTCATTTGTAAAACCTCATTGTTTTGTGCTGTTGAAGATGCAAATTGATCTGAAATACTAGGTGAGTTGCTCATAGAAACACCGCCACCGCTTGATCCTAATGAATTAGATGAATTGTTTAAATTGTTGTCATCGTTTTGACTTGTACCACTTACACTGTTGTTGGCTGTTTTAATTGTAGATGAAACAACTCGCAATGCGACATCTCTAGTTAATGAACTCTTTGTATCTTTGTTTTCAACAAAAATTTCTTCAATGGTTTCTTCCTGCCTTTCTCTTTCTTCTCTAACTTCTGCAACTTGTTCCTCTATCTCTTCTTCGATAAATCTAGGCTCTAGTTCTTCTTCTATCACTTCTTCAAAAATGGGTTCAGGCTCTTCTTCTATTATTCTTTCAGGTTCAGGCAAGTTTTCTGCTAAAAAGGTTTCTTGAAAAATAAATTCTTCAATCATAATTTCTTCACGAGGCAAAAATGTTTCTTCTTGTGCAATTTCAAATATTTCAATTGTTTCTATTGGCTCGGAAAAAGGTTGGGGTTCATTAAAAACTTGTTGTTGTGGCTCAAAAAATATTGGTTCTTCGTATGATTGCATAGGCTCTTCTATGTAGCCAAACTGTTGCTCTTCTTCTATAGGTGGGTTGCTGTAATTTTGTTCTTCTTGATATCCATAATCAATTTCTTCTTCTTGAAAATAAGCTACGGATTCTTCTTGTTTATAGCCTTTGCATGATGGAGAGTATTGAGGGTCAATGTCACATTGTTCATCATCATAAGCTTGCCAATATCCTGCACAACTAACATCATTTAGTGGGTTGCTACAATCAATAACCTCGCCAACAAATAAAGAGCCACCGTTTTCTAAATTTTGATTTTTGTCTGAACTGTTCCAGTCATAGTTGTAACATTCTTTAGAATTATATACTCCTGTATTGCACTCATCATGAAAATAATAAGTTTCAAACTCATCTTCTTTGCCTTGTATACCTATAAATACATCATGGTCTTGAATGTCTAGCTCGCCATAACGAGCCTCGTAGGTATCGTTAGGGTATAGCCAAAGCTCAAAAGTATTTTTTGAATCTCTGTAATATTCCCACATTTCATACCAACCAAATATAACCTTGTCATCAAAACTTTTGGCTAACATGGAAGAATTTTCTCCCATAATAAGGTCAGTCCAAAACGGATAGATTGTATAGTTGGTGTTGGGGGATGGGCTAGGATTGTACTGTGTGCAGTTTTTCTCCCATGTGCTTGCTGTAGATAATGAGCCTAATATTAAACAACCATTGCTAGCCATGTAACCTTGGTTAAAAGTTTCGCCAAAAAAATTAAAGTCAAAGCCAAAATCAAAAACTTGAGATGTGCCGTCATCACTTGCTGACATGTTGGTAGCATTTTCTAAGCGTAAATCCCAAATGGGTTTATCTTGAATAAGGGTGACTGTTGTTTGGCTTAAAGCTGTAACACTAAACAGACACGCTATTGCGTAGCATAAAATTCTTTTTTGCATTGTCTGTTGGTTTTAGTTTTTTTTGTATAGGTTTTTTTTACTAACCCAACCACATCTTTATTTATTTTTTCTCTTTTAGGATTTGCATCTTGTGTGCATTGTCTAATAAATTCTTTTTCTTTTTCGTCTGCATCGGGTCTTTTTGATGGGTTTTTTAACCAAGCTTGAGTTGCTTCGTCACCAATTTGGCCTTTATATGGACAAGGTGTGCCTGCCATTTCCATAGCCTTAAATACTCTTTTGTCTTGGCAGAGTATGCTCACACTAGCCACTTTCATGCCAGTATCGTAAAGATACTTAGACAGTTTTAATCTTTCACAGTTTTCATCTGTGACTGTGCTTCCAGTTGAAAGACCAAACACCTGTCCTTGAAAAGCACCTGATCTACCTACAGTACATAAGTCTTGAGAATAGCTCATAATACTTGGTGCAATAGCAGAAGCAGGGGGTGCCTTACTTTTTACATTTTGATTAATGGTTTGAGTAGAATTAGATTCGTTAATATTTCTGTTGGTGTTATCAGAAGTTGAATTATTAATATTTTTATTAGTGTTGTCCGTAACGACATTTGACTCAGACTCAGAAACATTCACATTCGTATTATTATTTGTGTTTACATTGTTGCTTGTTGAGCTAGAGGTATTTGTAACATTTTGATTTACGGTTGAATTTACATTTGATGTCGAAGTCGAAGTATTGACATTGGTGTTGTTGTTTGTGTTTACATTATTAGACGAAGAGCTACTGGTGCTATTGTTCGTGTTGATGTTTGTATTATTGTTGGTGTTGGTGTTTGTGTTGTTATTGGTGTTAGTGTTTATGTTTGTGTTGTTGTTGGTGTTTGTGTTTGTGGTAACTGTGGTGTTGATGGTTGTTAACCCATTGTCTTCACAGTATTGCGTACCTGCTGTGCAATCACCAACTGGGTCAGCTTGCACATTTGACGACAAAAAACCGAGCGTTAAAAACGCTACACCAATTAAAAAGAATTGATTTTTCTGTCCGTAAATCATTTTTAAAATATAGCATAAAAAATTTTTTTACCTAAGAAGAATGCATTACTAATTTAATTTATTTTTCTTATTTTTTAAATTTAGAGACTATTTTGCTCCAAAGTTCAGGCTTAAATCTTTCAATAGACCAACCTATCACTACTGCTACTACTGTTAATGGTATTAATACTTCCATATTAAGCTCCTTTAAAATATGCTGGCAATCCAATCATTGGTCTACCGTCATACTTGTTGCTTTCGGCATCTTTGCCACTAGCATCATTATAATGTAAAAACACTTGTCCACAATCTTTACCTTTAAATGGTTCACGCCAATGCTCTAATTCACAACCACGATACATCAGCATATCACCTGCTTCAAGTTTAACTTCTATTCCTTTTTTGCCTTCTTCGCCTGATGGCTCTAAAAAGATTGACCAATCATCACCACCTAAGTTCATAGTGGTAGATATCTCGCAAGAGTATCTATCTTTATGTCTTTTTAACTCATCACCTTTTTTATAGATTCTTGCATACGAATAAGTTTCAGTTAGCTTTACACCTGACTCTTTTTCCATAATAGGTTTAACTTTTTGCAATAAAGTTTCCATAACGATATCTGAGTAATGTGAATAAGTTTCAGGTATTTGTTGATCGTTCCAAACTCCAAAGTATTCAGTAAATTGTGAGATGTATTTTTCATCAAACATATGTCTTGCTACTGCTCTTTTATTTAAAAAGTATTGATAACAAAAATCTGCTAACTCTGTTGATATAGCACCTTTAATTACTTGGTATTTATTTTTCTTAAAGCTCATTTGAATGGATATCCTAAATTCCAACACACTAAGGAGTGTCGTATTCCTTTGGTTACTGGTTTGACTCTATGCCAAACAAAAGATGGAAAGATAATCACGCTACCTTTCTTTCTAATTTCTTCACATATTCTTGGCTGTGAGCCTTCGTCTGTGTTTCTAAAATCAAACTCTAAATCTCCGCCTTCATATTCTTCAGGATCGGTTAAAGATACAGTCATGCTAAGTTTTCTATACTTACCATGCACATTTTGATTTTCAGGATTGTTATAAGGTTCTTCGTAAGAGTCACAATGCCAATCGTAAAACTGACCTTTCTTGTATTCGGTAAACTGACAAGCCTCGCTAAAATCCCATTCAAAATTCCAACTAGCGTTATAATTTGCTTGATGGATGTAAGGTTGTATTTCTTTGTATATCCATCTATCTGACATCCAAACAACATCAGACTTTCTTTTCTTTTGAATGTTTTTAAGTTCTAGTTTGGTTAAGTTGTCTTTATCAGCGTTGCCTGTAAGAGCCATTTGTTTATCTTGCTCTTTACCATAACGAACTATGTCATCACATATTCTTTCAGGAATAACCGATTGAAAGTACCAATAATAATATTTTAGATTCATATATAGTTTGCTACTAAAACAATTCTATTTTCATCTATTTTAGGCGTTCCTTGAAAATGATTATACTCGCCATTAAAAATTATAATTTTATCTTCTTCTGCTGAAATTGTATGTTGTTTGTTATTTATTTCAATATAAGTTTTTCCGCTTGTGGTTGTAAAATAAAGAATTAAAACATTATGTGCAAAAGGTAAGTCTGTATGAGAAATGCTTTTCTTTAATGTTTGATGCGGAGTTAAATTTATATTAAGCCTGTAAACAACATTTAGTGATATGTTATTAAAATCAAGTATTTCTTTAAAAATTTTATATGTTTGTTCAAATAAATTAGAATCTATTTTAGGAACAGGATATCTATAAGGCGTTTCTTGATAAGGTCTATCTACAATCGTATGACTAAAATAAAATATATCTTTTGGTTGGTTTTCTCTTTCGTTTTCAGAGTAAAAATGAGTTCTATGTTTAGTAAACCAAGGTACATTTCCCTCTGCTAAAACATAATTTTTATAATCTAAATAATTTTTAGTTAAAGGATTTTTTAAATTTTGTACACTCATCTTCTCTCTCTTAAGAAATAAGTATAGTTTAGATGCGGTTTAAAAGAAAGGTTAATTAACCTGCTTCCCAATCTCCATTTTTTATTTGTCTAAACACAGATCGTAAATCCCAACAACTAGAAGCATCAAAAACATAATCTGCTCTGATTCCTACAAAGCCTGATCCACCTAAACCAACTGGACCACTGTGATGTCCTCCACCACCACCACCACCAGTGTTGGCTTGAGCTGATGTTGCATCTTCAATGTACCCACCTTGTCCACCGCCACCGCTTGTAGGAAGTGTACGATGTGGACCACCAAAAGGTGCTGTGTTAGATACGCCTGCTCCACCACCACCCCCTCCAAAGTAGCCTGTGGATGGTGCTGGTTCGCCAGTATTGTTTTCGTCTCCTGTTCCATATCCAGTGAAGTTTGGAAATTGTCTACCTGCTCCACCTTGACCACCAGCTTGTGGGTTAGGGTAATTTGCTGGATTGGTGTCATACCAATCAGGTGCGGTATTTCCTACACCGCCTGCATCAGGTGCTGCACCGCCTCCGCCTCCGCCACCGCCATCAGGACCTGGCCAACCTGCTCCACCTGCTCCTCCATAACCAGTAAGACCACCTGCTGGATTTGCTTGGTTGGATGCTCCTCCTGAAAGACCAGGATTTCCGCCACCGCCACCGCCTGAACCACCTGCTCCACCTACACTTGAAATACCGCCATTTCCACCACCTGTAGATGTAACAGTTTCAGGTGCGCTTATAGGATTATTAAAAACTGAATCAGCACCATCGGCATTTCCTGCTCCACCACCACCTATTGTTATTGGATAAGTTGTTCCTCTTACGATAGGGTAAGAAGTTCCATGAGCTACCCCTCCTGCTCCACCACCGCCTCCATGCACTCCTGGAGTTGGATTAACTCCGCCGCCACCACCACCAGCAACAACTAATAGTTCAACTTCTCTTGTTGCAGGTGCAGTAAATGATCCACTGCCTGTGTAATTTTCGTTGATGGCTTCACCATAAACTGATGTTTGTACTGCTCCGATTAATCTAGGCATTAGTTACTCCAATTTCCTTGTTTAACAGAATCGTATACTGAATTCATATCCCATATTCCTGAGCCTGCATATTCACCTGCTGCTTCTTTTACGATAACGACACCTGAGCCACCTGCTGCACCTGCTGCTGGAGCTGGAGGATGAGAGCCACCTCCACCGCCTCCACCAGTGTTAGCTGTTCCTGCTTGTGCATATATTCCTGGTCCTGTTCCAACTGGACTTGGAGACATATCTTGACCTTGACCGCCACCACCAATACCACCGCTACCTCCAAGACAATATGCCCAACCAGCACCGCCTCCGCCACCAGCATAGTAAACTGGTGAACCTGTAATGCTTGAAGATAAACCAGCACCACCTGGACCACCGACTGCTAAAGATATAATGACTGGGTAAGGATTTGATACTGGGATTGGGTTGCCTGGTGTAGCTCCACCAGCCGCAGCATTGCTACCTGCTCCACCAGCACCTCCGCCACCACCGCCACCAGCTGTGTTTGGGTATGTTTGATTTGATGTACCGCCTGGATTACCTTGACCTGCAACACCTGTTCCTGCTGGAGCTGGATAATAGGGTCGATCGCTTCCAATAAAACCTATTCCTCCGCCTGATCCACCTGGACCTCCTGCAGGTATTTCACCGTTTGCACCAAAACCACCGCCTTCTGAGGTAATTGGGGTGGGAGTGCCTAAAACTGAATCTGAACCTTTAGTACCTGTTGGAGCTGGAGATGGATTTTGTCCTCCACCCGCACCTCCACCGCCTACTACTACTGGGTAAGGTGAGCCACCAGCAACAGGGTTGCCTGTAGCTGTTCTAAAGCCACCTGCACCTCCGCCTCCTGCGTAATATGAACCTCCACCACCGCCACCTCCTGCGACAACCAAGTATTCAACTTCGGTTGTATAAGGAGCAGTTGTTAGAGTACCAGTAGAATTAAAGGTGGTTATAACTTCAGGTTGAACTTTTGCTGGATTATCGACACCAATTATTCCGCCATTAGAATTAGCCATGGTTAGACCTCATTCCATTGCAGATTAATAGCATCCCATTCGTAATTGGTTGTAATTATTGGATCACCAGTATAGGTTGCTCCTAGCCATTTTTGATTATCTTCATCCCAATAAATTATGACTGGTTCTGAATCTATTTCTGTAACTGTTGGGTAAGTAACTGGTGCCTGCCAATCATCATTAGAATCTAATGACCAAGAAGGATAAGGTTGTGGTGAAATAAATTTATTTTTACTTGCATCATAGGTGTGACCTATACCTGCATATTGTTTTCTAAAATTATTGTTGTATGAAGTTTGTTTCCAAGCTGTTCCATTTTCTGAATGTGGAACGATAGATGCTACAAATGTTTCTGCCTCAGAGGATAATTCTCCTCCGTTAGCTTCTACATCATCGTTGGATATTACTATTACTCGTAATACTTCGTTGCTGTTATTAAGTTCTGCAAAGTGAGCCATATTTGTACTCCTTAAGCATCATCTAA